CGACCTGGAATACTACATGATTCACACAACAGATACATGTCACGTGGATCTTCAATAAAGCTTTGTAACGATAAGCTACCGCCGCTGATAAGACTACGGCCAACGTTAGAGATAATACCTTCGATATCAGTGTTTATTAATTTAGGCTTTTTACCTGGATGTGAAATGTAAAGCGCAAATCTGTTTGCCTTTGCTAATCCACCTCTACGGCCGATCGTGGCCTTTAATGTGTCTATGCCTGCTGGTAATGCCATTAGATCATCCTCTTCGATGCGCCCCAAACGTGGGTCTTGTTCTTGCCTTGGAATTGTTCTGTAGGAAGGAATATAGCGATATCCCATTCAGGCGCTTCGACTTTTGCAACGTTACCTTGTATGTTAGACGTTAGATAACGTTTAAAACAAGGGGCAAATGCTCTATAGGTCTTGACTGAACTTAACAATCTATAGTTAAGTCTTAGTTTAGTGTTATCATCAAATCGAGGATTCGTTGCAGTCTCCATTAACTTATCAAGGAACTTTGCACGTAGCATAGGTGATAAGTAATGTAGATTCAAACCATAGAATCCGTCACGTGTAGGTTCTACCATAATAGTCAGCGGGAACGAGTCGTAATAAGGAAGCGTTTTCCGGTGTTTAGGATCATAGAAGTACATGTACATGTCACCAGCTGCTGGATCACTTGTACGCTTAAGAGCAGCATCTTTTAATAGGGACTGACGGTTAACTCCAGATAATTCTTTGGTTTTGCCACGGAACCATCTGCGAGCTTCTTTAGATCTTGCCTGCAAACCTTTGCGGTATGCTTCGATCTCTAATTTGTGAAATAATGAATTTTCCATACTGTTATTTATACGTCATTTAAGGATCTTTATTCCCATAGACTTAAGAACATCCTCATGCCATATAACAAAATGCCATCCTCTATTATCACAAAACTCTTCTGCAGCTCTCCACTTGGATTGATTCTTAATATACGTCAATGCTTCGGTAATAGATCGGCGTGATCTACGACTGACTTTAGGAGGTATTGTTTCCTTTTTAGGTTTGATCTCTACAAGATACGTTGCACCGCTTTTATCCTTGTAATATACATCAACAAAGTATCTGTGCATACGTTTATCTGTGTCACACCTGTATGGTATCACTACTTCTTCTGAGTTCCATTCAATAATATCGGGATTATCGTCTATCCATCTGAATGTATTACGCTCCCACAGCGATCTATAAACAATTGCAGTGTGATCTCCCTTGTATTTTTGTGGGTTTTTAGGCCTCCATTTGCCTTTGTACGTCATCCTACGCATATAAATAACCTTATAATATCCTAAACTGTATGGAGCTATTTATGGCACTTAGATATCCGCTTGACGCCGGCACAAATGGCAAAGGTTTACCTTTCATTTTATTTACTTCGCATCGTGCGCAGTATAAGCCCGGAGCTAGAGAAACCACTCTGACTGACAATAAGTCGACTGCGATGTACATGCCTCCAGGATTCCAAGTAGCAGACATTATGCGTTATGAATCTGCATCCCCAGGCATGATGGGTGGCATTGCAGAAAACCTCATGAACGGTAATAACAATTATACTGCAGCTGATGCTATGGAAGTTGCATCGCTTGGAGTAGGCGCAGCAGTACAAGGCGTTGTAGCAGCAGCGGGTGTAGCCTTAGGTAGTGGTGGTGTTGGTGCTCTTATTGGTGCCGAAGGTGCATCTTCTACTGCGGCTGCAGCTGAAGCACTTAGAGCAAAAAGAAGGCAAAACATTGTTAACCCTAACGAGTTCATGTTATTTAGAGCACCAGGCGTTAGACAGTTTTCTTTCACATTTAATATGATGCCTAGCTCAGCAGCAGAATCTAATGAGACTAAAAGAATTATTCAATACTTTCGTGAAAGAATGTATCCAACTCTGGCAAATAATGATTTGCTATATAACTTCCCAGAAGTATTCACTATTAAATTTAAAAATATAGATGGCATTCCTAAAATTGCTGAGTCTGCTTTAACAAACGCTAGTACAACATATAACCCAAATAGTATGTCGTATTTCAAACATCACAACAGACCAGTAGAAATTGGATTAACATTATCGTTCCAAGAAATGATGCCGCTGTCTGCTAAAAATATTAAGGATGGATTCTAATGGCGTATTTTGATAAATTCCAAACAATTGATTATGACTTTGATGGAACAGGTGTTAAAAGAACTATTAAGAACTTAGCACAATACTCTACTATTATTTCAAAGAATGTTGATGACGTTGCGTACTATTCCTATTATAATATACTAGATGGCGAACGTCCAGATAATGTATCAGAAAAGCTATATGGCACTCCTGATTATTATTGGATATTTTTTATTCTTAATCCAGAACTTCAGAATTATTGGCACGATTGGCCTAAGTCCTCTCATGCGTTGCGTGATTACGTAGAGCAAGAGTTTATTGGATTGGCTGCTATTCATGAATCAGATGTACCATCATTTGGCAAAATGGTCAAAGGCGGAACTGTTACAGGTTCTCTTTCAGGTGCAATAGGTACTGTAAAGGCAATATATCCTACAGCTGCTTATATTCAAATAGAACAAAGTAAAACATCTCCGGCTAACTTTAGAACTGCTGGTGAGTCTATTACGCTTACAGCAGCTAATAGCACATTAAGTGCTGACATCGCAAGAGTAGGTAATACTATCGTGTGTACATCTATTGTGAAAGCAGCATATGGTCCATCGTATCATATTGATGATGGCACACTGGAACGTACTCGTAAACGGACTGCAGGTACTTCGCCAGTAACTCACTTTGAAAGAGAGAACGATACTAATACAGAGAAGTCAAAGATTAAGGTAATTAAGCCTACTCAAATCGGCAAAGTTGTTGCTGCATTTGAACAAGCAATGAGGGACTCTTAAATGCCGCCTCGCGATCCTCCAAGCTCAGACTATCAATCTAAATATTTAAGAGATTCAGTACCAGGCAAATACCGTGACCTAGAAGTTAATATCGTTACTCGAGTAGATCGAATTGATATAACTCCGCTTATTATTGAAATTTCTATATTCGAAGATTTAAAATGTCCTTTCTTAAAGGGTGAATTAATTTTTGCAGATAACTCTGGACTTATGACGGCTCTACCTATTGTTGGCCAAGAAGAAGTAGAAATAAAATTTACACGTGCAGGTCATTCTGTAGAAAAAGTATTTGCATGTACAAGTGTGGTTAACATTGAAAAGGTAGCTGGTGAAGTTGCAGGTGTAGTGATGACTCTTACATCTAAAAAACATTTAACTAATGCTGTAAAACAGTTTTCAAAAGCCTATAGCGGATTAGCTTCTGACATTATTGAGTCTGTGCATTTTGATAGTTTTAAAGAACACATTGATGTAAAATCTAAATCAGGCAGTGCGCATCGAATCGTATTCCCCTTCATAAAACCATATGCCGCAATTGATATGATTATGAATAAAACGTTTGGCGAGGATGGAACACCTTATTTTTTATATGAGAACCTCTTCGGCGACGGGCCTATTTTACAATCATATGAATCCATGTTGACAGATGAGAAACTAGAGCAACTTCCAATACTTACTAAGAACATGGCCACTAATAATGATGACTTAGGTCAAGGTACAAGATTTAATCCAGGATCAATTGGCCAGTTACTTAGTTATGAAATAAATAAAACAGGCGATACACTTAGATTATTAAGCAGAGGAGCACTAGTGAATAACACTATTAGAATTAATTTTTCTAATAACAGTTATAAAGAAGTGCCATTCTTTTATGGTAAACATGCAGCAATCCTTGATGATCAATTAGACCAGTTTAGAAATTATGAGGTGGATGAGGATAGGCTTGAATCTAATCTTCTTAAACCATCACGAAGTGTGGAGATGCATAACCCATTAGCTTTTGAGACTGAAGGTGTGACCGAGCTTCATACACAGCAGGATGATTTAGCACTGACTAAAAGACTTTCACGGATATCTCGGATGGGTGATCTTGTAAGAATTTCAGCGTATGCCGACTCAAGTCCAAGTGCATACATGGTAGGTAAATGTGTTAATTTAATTGTAGCATCTAACTTGCCACCTTTAGACGGCACTGTATCTGTAGATCAACTATTCTCTGGTCGATATATAATTGGAAGACTAAGACACTATATTAAAGGTGGTAATTATCAAATGTCCATGGAACTAATCCGAGAAGGGTTATCTAAACCCAGCGGGTTTTCTTATGTTGATACAGCTACTGCTGAAAATAGGGGCCCTCAATAATGTTATATTTTGGAACAGTAGAAGATCGTAACGATCCAAAAGAAATGGGCCGTGTACGTGTACGTATATTTGGTGTTCATAGCTCAGATAAGATTAATGATATCCCAGTTGCAGATTTGCCTTGGGCTCCTGTCATGAATCCTACAACAACCCCGGGTATTTCTGGGTTAGGTCAAACACCTTTCCTTGTTCCTGGATCTTGGGTAGTGGTTCAATTCTTAGATAGTGAGATGCAGTCACCTATTGTTATGGGTACTGTTAATGGATTCCCTGATTCTAAACCAAACCCTGAGGATGGATTTGCTGATCCGGTTGGTACATTTCCAAGACGGATTAATGAATCCGACGTAGCAAGACGTGCACGTGGAACAAATGAATTAGATAAGCAATCAGTTGGTTCTGAACCAGCAGATCCGTATAATGCAAAATACCCATACAACCATGTATTTCATTCAGAATCTGGTCATATGATAGAGATGGATGACACTCCCGGGCACGAGCGGGTACAGGTGTACCACCGTACGGGAGCCTTTATCGAGATACATCCTGATGGTTCAATGGTTGTCCACTCTGGAGCACACTATAATTCATCACAAAAGCTTGAGATTAACGTAACTGATAATGCTGCTATTAATGTTGGTGGTAATTTAAATGCACTAGTAGAAGGTACTACTACACTATCGTCATTTGGTACTATAACAGCTGAAACAAAAGCTGACATGTAT